GACCTTTCTGTCGGACGCCCGTGTGAAGATCCTCTTGAGGTCGGCGTCCTGCTGTTTGGTCGTGTCGGTGAACTGCAAGGAGGCGTGCATCGCGTGGAGGCGTGGCATGGCTGTCTCAGATCTGTAGGTCGGGAAGCCCGATGGTTCCGAACAAGGTCGAGAAGTCCTCCTTGGCCTCACCGCTACCCGCCTTGGACTGGATGCCAGCCTGGGGCGGGTCTGCCTTCGGCTTCACGACAGCCGGCGCAGGGGGCGATGAGGTCCCTGCACCGGCTGACGTGGTGGTCGGAGCGGGAGCAGCGCGCTCTGCCACCAACTGGGCCCGGATCTGTTCGATGATCGGCTGCACGGGGATGGAGTAGCCCTGCAGCTTGCCCTCGACGCGCAGCTCGTACGGCGTGGCCAGGTCCGCGAACCGGTTGGCGAGGGTGACATCGAACTCTGCAGTACCGGGCACCAGGTCCGGGTTCTTCTGGAACAGCTCGATCGAGGCGTGGATGGTCTCGAGGAAGTCCTTGTTCTCCTCCATCGAGGCTGTGGCACGGTCCTTGATCTCCTCGACCAGGAGCGTCTTGACGGCGTCCTGCCACTCGCGGGCGTCGTTGACGTCGCGCAACGTCTCCATGCCTTCACCGTCCAGGACGGGAACCTGCATGCCGACCATCAACCGCGGATGCTTGTTGAGCGCCTCGAAGTACTGGGCGTGCTCGGTCTGCACCTCTTCGAGTGCGGCAGCCTGGTACGCCTGAGCGGTGCGCTCCTCGAGCGCGGTGCTCATCTCCCCCAATTTGGGGATCAGCTCCGCTGCTGGGGTAGTCCAAGTCTCTGGGCGATCTCCAGGCGGGGGTCCGGCATCGGTTCCAGCTCCGGCTCCGGTGTCGGCTCCGGCTCCGGTGGCAGCGGCTGTGCCGCTATCAGCTCCGCCAGCCCCGCCGGTGTCGGGTCCGGTGGTGGCAGCACCACCACCTGCTGCGGGTGGAGCGCCTGCTCCAGCGCCTGCACCGTCTGCTCCTGTACCTGGAGCTGGAGCCGCAGCACCGTCAGGTGCCGCTGCTCCCGGTGCAGCCGGCGGGTCAGTCTCATCCGGCGCCAGCGCATCCATGAGCGCCGAGAACGCAGCGTCACCGTGGACCGGAATCTCCACCACCTCAGGTGCGGTCTCAGTTCCTTGCTCACTCACTGCTCCTCCCCTCGGAACTCCATCAAGGTCTCGACCAGGGTGGCCTGGTCTGCTTCGGTGAACTCGAACTTGATCTGCTCGAGCCACTGCACCAGGCCCTGTTCGGCCAGGAACATCTTGTGGATCTCGGAGATGACGGCGATCTCGATGGCGGCGTCACCGTTGGTGCAGTCCCACTCGATCTCCCACTCGAGGATCGCCAGCTGCCAGTTCATCAGCAGGTTCTTGTAGTGGTGGGCGTTCTCCGCCTGGTCCTCGGTCGCGTCGATCTTGGTCAGGCAGTCGGGGTCGGAGGTGATCTCGAGCCGCAGGATGTTCAGCATCTGCTCGATGCGGGCGTAGTAGAGGTCGCGGAAGTCGTTCATGTCCGCGTACGTCAGCCCCATGTAGGTGGCGATCATCCGGTTCGCCCACTGCGGGGTGACCTTCTTGGTCGCCTCGGCAGCGGCTGGTCTCAGCACCTCGCGCCACGCTTCGAGGATGGTGTGGTAGGTGGTGTCCTCCTCGGGTGGCGTGACACCGAGCGAGGCCATGTCGACCTTGTCCTGGGGTGAGAACTCGATGGTCTCGATGATCTCGCCGGGGACGATGTCGTCGCTCATTCGGGCACCCTTCCGGTCAGCATCAGCTGACGGTACTCGGTCTCGATGGTCCGGATCACGGACCTGATGTCGTAGCACAGCACGTTCTCGACGTAGACCAGCTTGCACTCGGCGGGCACGAGCTCGCCGCCGCCGTAGTAGTCGCGGACCTCGTAGAGGTCGAAGCCCTCGAGGCCGTTGTAGGTGTGGACCTTGAAGGGGAAGCGGGGATCCTTGTAGACGCCGACCTGGTAGGACGGCAGCGTGATCTTGACCTCGGCTGTCCGAGGCGGACCGTCGCCTGCGACCTCAAAGGTCTCGACGTACTGACCCGCCTGGACCCGCTGCTGCTTGGTGCCGGTCTCCAGGTAGGTCAGCACCCGGCGTCCGCGTGGCTTCGGGTAGGCGGGCTTCAGGATCTCCTCCTGGAACCAGGCGCGCCCGGTCTCGGGGTCGATCCGGATGGGCTCGTCCTCGGGCTGGCTGTTCTGCCGCTGTCCGGCCATCTCGTCGGGATCGGCATGCCGGACCTCGATGTTCTGGGTCCGCTCTGGGGCGGGCGGGTCGAACCCGAAGAACGAGGGGTCGGGCTGCGGCTCGTCCTGGGTGATCCGAGGTGGCGGCGGTGGCGCCGGCTCGAGGTCGACTCCGTCGTTGAGCTTGAGCCACGCTTCGCGCAGGCCCTCGGTGGTGTACTCGCGGTAGTGCTTCTCGAAGGGCACGCCCGCTGCCTTGAGAGCCTGGTAGTACCGGCCCTTGTCTGTCTGGCTCATGTCATTCCTAGGTAGGTCGGGAAGCCGATGCGACGAACAGTATCAGCGGCGGACCGGCGGCGGCCCCGACGTGTAGACACCCCTGTAGACACCCCTGTAGACACCGGGGGTGTCTACGTGTTTGCCCAGGTCAGAGGCATGTAGACACCGTAGACACCAGAAAAGGCAAAAGTATTTGAGTGTATCCCTCAGAAACTTTGCCCTTTTCTGGTGTCTACGGTGTCTACATGCCTCTGACCTGCGGTTATGCGTAGACACGAGGGGGTGTCTACGGGGTGTCTACACCGGTGTCTACATCTCGGGCGCCGAGGGCGGTAGCGTGGCCCCATGACCACGCCTGCCGCCGAGCCGAACCCCGACTACGACCCCGAGCTGGATGACCCGGACGACGACGCCTCCGAGGAAGAGGGCGAGATCTTCACGGAGCCGGCCAGTGAGTGAGCCGAGCGTCGGACGGATCGTCCACTACGTCAGCTACGGCTCAGCCGGTGGCGAGTTCGCCTCCGAGTGCCGGGCCGCGATCGTCACCGAGATCAACCCGAACGACATCGGGATCGCGGTGCTGAATCCGACGGGACTGTTCTTCGACCGGCAGATCCGGCAGTCGGAGGACGACCACAAGGGCGGCACCTGGCACTGGCCGGAGCGGGTCGATGGGTAACCCGATCCCGCCGTACGTCATCACCACGCCGTACGGGAAGCCAGGCAAGTGGGCCGCGGGCTACCACACCGGGGACGACTACTCCACGCGTGGCAAGACCGGCGTCCCGGTACGCGCGTCCAAGGCGGGCTGGGTGGTCTCCACCTACAACGCCTGGGGCTCCAGCTACGGGACTCATGTGGTGCTGGTCAACAAGTCGACCGGCATCCGGATCGGCTACTGCCACCTAAGCTCGATCAAGGTGAAGCAGGGGCAGCGGATCAAGAAGGGTCAGATCATCGGGTACTCGGGGAACTCCGGGAACTCGACCGGGCCGCACCTGCACTACGAGGAGCGGAAGTCGCCGTACGGGTACTGGGACCACCGGAAGCCCGTCTTCAACCGTCAGGACTGACATGGACCTGTTCTACTTCATCCTGTTCCTGCTGGCCTGCATCTTCTTCGCAGCCGCTGCGCTCGGAGTCAGCCATCCGCGGCTGAACCTGATCGCAGCCGGGCTGTTCTGCTGGGTGCTGGTGCTCACCATCCATGCGGCGAAGGCGCTGAACTGATGGGCGCGATCGGCTGGATCCTGGTGCTGGCCGTCGTCGCGTTCCTGGTCGTGATGGTGGTACGCGGGCGGGGGCGCTAGTCCTTCTTGGTGAAGGGCTGCAGCTTCGACTTGCGCTTGCCGTCCTGACCCGGCTTCTTCTTGAGGCCGGGGTACTTGGCCAGCACCTTCTTGCGGACGGTGCTGGCCTCGCCCTCGGTGTCCTTGCGGGCCGACATCGACAGCGCGGCCTTGGCGTGCGCCTTGTCGTGGATCGGGTACTTGCGCTTGCCCTGAAGCGCGAACGATCCCTTCTTCAGCTTGTTGCGGTGTTCGGCGTCGAGCTTGGCCATCACGGTCTCCTGGTGTCGATGAAGGGGTTGGGTGTCCCGTTCGTGGTGTACGGGTCTGTGGTGCCGTTCGCGCCGGCGTAGTCCGCACGCTGGTACTCGAACGTCTCGATCGCTCCGTACTCGTAGCCGACGTTCACACTGATCGGGGCGTACCGGTACTGGATCAGGGACAGCTGGCCGAACGACGGCTTCACCACACCGGTGTCGTCGGTGATGGACTCGGCGAAGAAGAACCACTCCTTCAGGTCGCGCTGGATCTTCAGGAAGTCCTCGAGGTCGTAGAACAGGTCGCCGGGATCGCTGAAGTCGTAGAGGTTCTTCGCGACCTCGACGGCTCGTCCGTTGAGATCCCAGGACCTGATGCCGTAGCGCATGGATCCGGTGAAGTTCCCGACGCTGATCGACACCTGCTGCAGGTGGCACCAGGCGTCGTGGGCGCGGTTGGCGCCCTGGGTGTTGGTCTCGAGCTTCCACGGAATCGCGCGCTGCAGGACGTTGTTGCTCGCATCCACGTAGTCGTCGTAGCCGTAGAGCTCGTCGAAGTAGTACATCCCGTCGGGACGGGAGATCGACATGTGGATCAGTCCACCCTGCTCGACCTTCCGCAGGCTGGCGGCCTGGACCAGCCACCTGGACCAGGAGCCGCCACCGGTATCGGAGGGGGCGCTGCCGTCCAGCACCCATATCTCGTTGCCGTTGCAGCCCGGCTCGAGCGGCTCACCGTTCGGGTTGTTCACCAGGTAGTACAGCCGTAGGTCGTGGACCGAGGACACGATCCACTCCTTGTGGGTCAGGCCCTGCCACATGTTGTCGATCAGGTCGGTCTGCGACTTGTGGTTGATGTTGTACATGGTCGCCGTGGACTTCATCAGCTGGTCGTCGAGCGGGTGGTACAGCCCGTTGTTGAAGACCTCGCAGCCGTACGGCGACGTGGTGCCCGGTGTGGCGGTGGTCTCCTCGAAGCCCATCACGTTGACGGCCTCGGACTGGCTGGCGACCTGCGCCGGCGCCATGTAGTAGCAGGTGTTGTAGCCGTCGACGCCCCGGCACAGGATAGTCAGGGTGTCGGTGGACTGCGGGTTCTGCCACAGCTTCACCGCTGCCGCCATGTTCAGGTTGCCCGAGGTGAGCGTCTTGATGCCGCCGCCGCGGCTGGCCGAGAAGTCGGTGTAGGAGCCCTGCTGGTTCGACGTCCACCGGATCACCGCCGGGTTGGTGGCGTCCTTGACGATCACCATGCGGTCGGCGGCGACCAGTCCCTGACCACCGCGCGACGGGTCGGAGTAGTTGATGCGGGTCTCCTTGGTGGGGACCATCATCGCCTCGTTGCCCGCCTCGGACTGGGACGGGCTCATCCGTAGCCAGCCGTCCGGGCCGAGGGTGGATGACGCCTTCAGCTCGCGGGAGTCCACCCGCAGCGCCATCACCGGGATCGGTGACTGGTCGTTCCACTGCAGCATGTACAGGTTCCATTGGGTGGCGCCGGCGGCCATCGCGTTGACGAACACGTCCGACGGCATGCTGGCGACCAGCTGGTCGCAGCACTGGTCCGGGTCGGCGGTCGCGGTGCCGGACGGCTCACCGGCTGCGTTCGGTGTCTCCCAGCGCCACTGGGACCAGCCGCGCTGCGCGTGGATCGTGGTGATCGCGGACGGTGCGGACTCACCGACCTCGTTGGCGAAGGTGTAGAAGAAGCCGAAGTTGTACTTGTTCTCGTGCCCGGTCGAGCCGTCGCTGATGAGCGTGTTCGGTGTCTTGGTCTCCGGGTTCGGCAGGGTGCCGCCGACGGAGAACGTCCGCTCGGTGCTGCTGGCCCCGTGTGCCGGGCCGTTCCACTCGTACGTCAGCGACGGGCTGTCGCCGAACGACCCGTCGAAGTAGCCGCCGAGGGTGTTGCCGCCCTCGAGCATCGCGGAGTCGACGTAGTGGAACTCGCCGCGCGGCAGCAACGGCACCTTCACCGTCATCCGGATCGACGTGGTGCCGGCTGGTGCGGTGCCGGGGTTGGACAGCCGGGTCCAGCCGGAGGTGATGTCCGGGGTCGGGGTGCCCGCGTCGGTGCCCAGGCTGCCGCTGGCACCGATCCAGACCAGGTCGAGCTGCACGTTACGGGCTGCGCTACCACGCACGTAGGCCGAGCCGATCCAGTTCTGCGCACCGAGCGCCATCGTGTGCCGGGCCCCGACGTCCTGCGGCGGGTGGTACACCGAGGCGGAGCCGTTGGCGGCGCCGGTCCAGAAGTAGTCGGTGCCGCTGGCACCGGAGAACGCGGCGGTCGACTCCGACCCCAGGCACAGCACCACGTTCCGGATCCGGAAGTTCGCGGACCCGGTGGCTGCGGTGCGCTCGGCACTCAGGTAGATCCGCAGCTGGGTGGCACCAGTCGGAATCCTGAACGACACCGGGGTCTTTCGGACAACGGTGGTGGAATAGTTGTCACCGAGGACCTGGTCGTCCCCGACCTGGACGTCGTTGGCGTTGTAGTACCGGATCATCGCGCCGAGGTTCTTCACACCGGTCGACCCGGTCAGGTCGTAGGCGATGTGGTAGCTGGAGCCTGCGTCCACAGCGAACGCGGTGGAACGGACGTAGCCGCGCATCCCGATCGGCCCGGTCTCGAGCGGGGTCTGCATCGCGTTCTCACCGGCGTTGACCACCGGCGGGTTGCCGTTGTACGCCTCGGCCCAACCGGCTACACCGGTGGAGTTCACGTTGTGCAGCGGGTAGGTCGCCAGGTTGGTGCGCTGCGGCAGCGACTGCATCCGCATCGAGAAGCCACCGGACTGGTGCTGGGTGCTGTCCCTGGTCAGCTGGGTGTAGGAGGTGTCGACGGTCCAGTCGGTGGTGGATTGCTCGAACGACGGGTTGGTGACCCGGTTGGTGCGGGTGCCGGTCGGGATCCCGGAGTTGATCCAGCCCGCGTCGGGGTGGACGACGGTGAGCTTGTCGGCCACCGTCCAGTCGGGACGGGTGATCGGCAGCATCCGCTTCGCCAACTTGTTGGTGCCGACGTAGAACAGGCGCAGCATCGCGCCGGCGTCGGACAGCGCGAAGATCTTGTTGTCGATCTGCAGGTACTTCACGTACTGGGTGGTGGCACGCAGGTTGATCCCGGAGTCACCGACCTCGCCTTGTGGGATCGAGAAGCCTGCGGCGGTGAGGCTGAGGACGACCTGGCCGGTGGGTGTCTGTGCCAGCACCCGGAAGCCGACGGTCTGGTCGGCCTCGCGGACGGCGAACAGGTACGCCTTGGACCCGTCGTTGAGGAAGAACGCCTCGTGCGACCCGACGACCGGCATGTTGTAGGCGACGCCGACCGGCTGCGCGTCGGTCGGTGCGGTGGCGTACGACAGATACCGGAGACCGGGCCGGACCCGGACCGACCCGTCCCGGTTGACCATCGTGTTCTCCATGATCCGCAGGGAAGTCGAATCGGAGACGCCCGGCGGGTACGCCGTCGACCAGCCGGAGAACTGGCGCAGATAGGCGCGGGCCAGTGGCCGGTCGATCGGCGCCGGAATCTTCATCTTCGGAGGCACGGGCTACCTCCGACGCTCGTCGCTGTGCGGATGCTCGTGGAAGAAGTGCGGCGCCACCAGACCGGACTGGACGGGAACGAAGAACTCGTTGAGGTACGGGGAGTCGGTGTTGCGGTCGTCACGCTCGATGACCTGGTACATCAGGTCCTTGTACTGGGCCTCCAGGGTCTGCACCCGTGGCTGCATCACCGGGTCGGTCTGCGCGTAGTAGAAGGAGGCGCGCACCGTGATGATGTCAGGGTAGGAGAAGTCGATCGGCTGGTCCCGGATCGCCGGGTCCACCGGGACCGCAGGCTGTGTCGGATCCTCCGGCTGCGCCGGTAGCCGGAACATCACCGGCTCCCGCATCACCGGGATCTGGATGTCGAGTCCGCCTTCCCACTCATACAGCGGACGGGAGAAGGTGATGGTGTTGCGGGTCACCGCACACCACAGCCCGGTGCGTCCGATGTACTTGTGCAGGGCGTCACGCGGCAGCACGTACGCCCAGGTGACGACGGTGCCGTCGGTGTCGACCAGGCGCACCGAGTCGTCACCGACGACACGGGGCCGGGAGTCCGCCGGCAGCCACACCTCGGTGTCACCGGCGACCGAGGTGCCGCCCGACATCAGGGTGGAGTAGTAGGACCACTCGTGCTCCAGGGCGTTGGAGCGCAGCGCCCGGTTCAGCTGCCGGGTGACTGCGATGTACCTGTCGAGGGTCGGGTCGTAGGTCAGGTCGAGTCCGGTGAGGTTGGACAGCACCTCCTTGACCGCCTCGTCGAGTGTGTAGACGAGCTCGGGGTTGATGGAAGCGGTCATGAGGCGTCCTCCCAGCCACGTAGCGTCGCGCCCTCGGGCCTGCGGTAGCTGAGCACGGTGTCGGCGTCGGCACGCACGTCGTTGTTGAGGTCGCCCTCGATGCGTCCGGCACCGGACCAGTTCTGGATCCGGTTCGGGATGCCCGGATCCTTCCAGGCTTTGCCGGTGGCGAGCGACGCCCCGGTCTGTGCGGCCTTGGCCCGGCGGGTCGCCTGGTTCTGCCGGTGCTTGGTCTTCTTCGAGCCGACCATCTCCTGGGCGTTGCCGAACGCCTCGGCCTGCATGCCGTAGGTGTTGGCGAGCTGGGTCAGGGTCTCCGACCGGTGGGCGTAGTAGTCAGTCCACTGGCCCTCACGGTCGGAGTTGGCCTGCCCGTAGAGGTTGGCTCGAGCGGTCAGCGTGTCGGTGTTGAGGTCGGTGCGCTGAGTGTTGATCGAGGTGAGCGTGTCGTAGAACGCACGGGTGGTGGACGACTCGTTGGCGTTCCAGTTCCGCAGGCTCATGCCCTGGGCTCGGAGCATGTCGGTCTCACCGGCTCCGTTGGCGGTGGCCTCGCTCAACGCGTTGGCCCGCTCACGGGACCGGTTGGAGAGGTTGTCGAAGCCCGCGGCGTTGATCGTCTTCTCGTTGTCCTCGGCCATCGTCCGAAGGTCACCGACGCGGTTGCGGTATCCGCGCATCAGGATGGCGTCGCGCTGCCCGGTGCGGAACGTGATGTTGGCGAGACGCTGGTCGAGGGCCTGCCGGAAGCCGTGCTTGCCGAGCGCGATCCGCAGCGCAGCGGCCTGCTCGCCCAGCGTCTTGGCCTGACCGAGGTACTTGGTCGCAGCCTTGCGCTTGGCCTGCGCAGCTTGCCGGTCGGCCTTCACCTGGGCGGCGTGCTGTGCCGCGAGGTACGGGTTGCCGCCGCCACCGGTGCCGTTGCCGGTGCCGCCACCGCCTCCGGGCGGGTTCGAGCTCGGCGGCGGGTTGACGTGCGGTGTCGGCGGCGGGCCGGACGGCCTGGTCGGGATCGAGTTGCTGCGCTCGCTAGTACGCATAGCCGTTGCCTCCCGATGCCGGGGGCTGCTGCGGCTGCGGCTGCGGCGCCGGCTGCGGTGTCGGAGTCTTGTCCCCGGTGCCGCCCTCGAGTCCGAGCATCTGCCGGAACTGGTCCGGCGTGTAGTGCTTGGTGGCGGTGTTGCCGCTCAGCGGGAGGTTGTACAGCTCTGCGTCCCTCGCCCGCTGATCGGCGTAGTTCATGAAGAGATCGTAGTCACCGGGAGCGAGCTGGGAGTTGATCGCTGCGAGGATCTTGTCCTTCTGCGCGGCGTACTGCGGCTGGCTCAGCGCCTCGAAGGAGTTTCGGAAGAACACCGACCTGGGGTCGTCGCCCCAGCCGGGGCCGGTCATCTTGGCTCCGACCGGTGTGCCGCCGAGCCGGGTGACGATCGGGTTGCGGGCGGCGAGTGCCTCGGGTGAGACGGAGCGCAACGTCTGGTTGCCCTTGGCGAGCGCGTCCTCGAGGTCGGCGGTGTTCTCGGCCAGCACCTTGGTCAGCTGGTAGCGGTCCAGCTGCGCGGGGTTCGCCTGCGCCTCGTAGGCGATCGGCCCCTCGATGTCCTTGATGTGGCGGAGGTCGTCGGTGGTGATCGCGGCGTTGAGGTGGAGGAAGTCGTCCAGGTCTGCGGTGTGATCCTTGAAGTCGATCTGCTTCAGCACCGACAGGGTCTCGGGTGCGAACATCTGTGAGCCGTGGTCCTCGCCGAACATCCGCTGCACGGTGGCGTCGTAGGTCGCCTGCTGCTGGGCGTTCGGGTCGTAGGTGCTGACGTTGGCCCGGTCCTTGCGGACGGCCTGAACCAGCATCGTGTTGAAGTCGACGGCTGCCTTCTGCTTCTCGGGCAGCGCGTTGTACTCGGCCCACGACAGCTTGTCGATGTCACCGACGCCGACGCCCTGCGGCTTGTTCGGTGCAACCGGGCCCTGCACGTTGGCACCGATGGCCTGCTCGCGCAGCGCCCGTGCCTTGGTGGCCAGGTCGATCCTGGCCTCGTCGACGGCCTGAGCCGGGCCGGGCCGGAACTGGGTGGCAGCCGGTTCGCCCTCGAGGTTCAGCTGGACCGGGGGCGCGGCGACCCCGTTGACGATGGACTGGTACTTGGCGAGGTCTTGCGGGTCTGCCTTCTTCTTGGCGATGGCCGCGGCCAACAGCTCCTGCGCGGTGGCGACCGGAGGGCGGGCGACGCCGGCGATCTTCGGGATCAGGTCGGCCTGCGGTGGCGGTTCGGCGGACGCCATGATCTCGTTGAGATCGGCCTGCGGGATCAGGCCCTGCAGTCCGGCGAGCTCGGCCTGCTCCCCGGTCAGCTGCTTCGGCTGGTTGGTGAGCAGCTTCTCGATGTCGAGGTGCGGCGTCGGGACCGCGCTCTGCCCGGAGACGGAGCCGGCGGTGCCCGCTGCCACCGCACCGGTGGGCACCAGGGACGCCAGCCAGTTCGCCAGTGACGTGCCGCTGGTGGCCGGTGTCGGCTGCGGCGCCTGCTGCACGGGTGGTGCGCTGGCCTGCGCGAACCGTTCCCAGGGCAGCAGCTTCGGCTGACGCTGCGGCACATGCCGCTGGACGTCAGGGTTGTTCGTCAGCATCAGGCGTCTCCTCCGCGATGCGCTCGCCGCCACCTGCGGCGGGAACGTTGGCTGCCGACTGGAAGCCGAGATAGCCGCCGATCACGACGAGTGCTTCGTTGATCTTGGCGTAGTCGAGATCGACGCCGAACAGCGCGAGCAGTCCGACGACGACCACGATCAGGGCGTACACCAGGAGAATCCCTTGGCGTACCTTCGGCGGGATCGACTGCAGCCACGCCGTGATGATGCTGACGGGGTTCATCAGACCGGAGTCTGCGCTGTCGCACCGGTGCCACAGTTCTTCCAGACATCGGTGGTGAGCGGACCCGCCGCGCACAGCAGGATGCCGGTGGTGCTGTTGAACACCAGCTTCCCGATGTACTTGTTCCGGGTGTTGACGACGTTGGCCTTGTCGGTCAGCGCGACGGTCGTTGACACCACCGGCATGTACTTGGCGGCATTCTTGGTGTTGATGTCGGGCATTGCGTTTCTCCTTCGTTGGGTGGTGCCTAGGTCTTGATGATGAAGTTGAAGGCGATGTTCGGCATCGCCGTCGTCCCGTCCGAGGAACCGGTTTGCAGCGCGGGCCCGATGTTGTGAGTGTGGCTTGCACCAGTCGCGGTCGTGGTACCGGTGGTGGTCGAACCACCAACCGCCGTGATCTTGACCGACGAGCCGGTCGTCGGGGCGTTGGAGACGGAGTTGATGTCAAAGGTGTGCGTGTGACCCGAGCCGGTGCCGCCCGCGCTGCCACCGTGGTCATGCTGAGGTGTCCGGTTGAACGGAGATGCCACCTGGTCGGAGTAGCCGAGGACCACCGCTGAACCAGGTGTGACACCCCACGGGAACCGGCGCTGGGTGTCGGGCAGGTTGAACGTGGTCGACCCGTCACCTGTCCCCCACGTAGTACCGATCACCGCGAACAGCGCAGCGTACGTAGTCCGGGAGACCGCCTGACCTTGACAGACCAGCCAACCAGTCGGCGCAGAGGTGCCTGCGTACATCTGGACCACGCCTGCCGGAACGACCGCACCACCGGAGGCGAGAGCCACCTGAGCATCGACGTACTGCTTGGTCGACGCCTCCATCGCTGCCGCCGGATCCGCCGGCAGCACGATCGGGGTCAGGGACTTACGGCTCATCCAAGCACCACGATCTGGTAGTCACCGGCAGCCGGTGCGGTGGTGAACCGGACGGTGACCTGGGTGGTGGAGGTGTGCTCGACGTCGCACTCGACCTGGTCGAACGGGGAGGCGATCCGGTACACCTGGACGATCACGTCCTTGGTGTTCAGGTTGTGGGTGACGACGGTGCTGACCGCTGCGGAGCAGGCCACGGCGAACCGCTTGGCACCGATCGCCGCGTCCTGAGCGTCGACGTACGCCTTGTTCGCCACCTCGGTGGCAGTCGCCGGGTTCTGCGAGACGGTGATCTTCGGGGCGCTCAGGGACAGCGTGTACCCGGCTGCCGCGAACAGGCTCACCAGGCTGTTACCGGGGTCGCAGGTGAGGTAGGAGTAGTACGCACCTACGGCATTGGTGAACCCGTAGCGGTCCCCGTACATCCGGGTCTCGAGGTTCTGGACAGTGTCCATCGTCTTGAAGTGGTTGCCGGCGCCACCCATCGACAGGGTGCCGGTCATCGAGTCGCCGGGAACGTTGACGTAGGTGGCGTCGTGGTTGTGGTCGGACTTCGCCGCGGTCGAGGCGGAGCCGGTGCCCGCGTAGTTCACGCTCAGCAGGTCGGCGGCTGCGGTCAGCGAGGCGTCCGGCTGCACGTTGATGGTCTGCCCCGACTGGGTCAGGCCGTTGCCTGCGACCACCGCACCGGCGGAGGAGAACTGAGTCCAGGTGATCGGGGTGGTGCCCAGGGTGCCACCGGCGTCAGCGGTGCTGACCCAGCCGGTGTCGGCGTTGACGGTGCCGCGCTCCACGAACACGAACGCGCCAGGCACCTCGAGCCAGTTGTCCATCTCACCGTCGCGCTGCAGCACCCACGGCGGGGAGTTGGTGGCCCAGTAGATGCCGTTCTCAGCCGGGGCGGTCTGGTTCTTGACCAGCACCCGCATCCCCTCGGTCAGGGCGACACCGTCGATGGTGGCGGGAGAGACGTTGGACAGGACGATGTTGCCGACGGTGGCGCAGACCACGCTGGACTTCGCGTCCAGTCCGCGTGCCACATCGTCGACGTACTGCTTGTTGGCGGCGTCGGTGTTGACCGACGGGTTGGCGAGGCCGGTGATCTTCTTGGCGTTCCACGGAACATCGCCGGTCGGAACCGCCAGTGAAGAGATCGAGATGGCCGCGTGCGCGGCTGCGTCGTGGGCCGGATTGCCGTGCTTGTGGTCGGCGCGCGACGTCGATGCGGAGGCACCGTCGGTGGACGCGGAGCCGAACACAGTCTCCGGTGCCACCGAGCCGTAGCCGGGGAAGCCGGTGCCGCCACCGGCAGCCGAGACCCAAGACGTGCCGTTGTACCAGTAGAGGGTGTTGTCGACGGAGCCCATGTAGATCTGGCCCTTGACCGGTGAGCTCGGAGCGGAGGCCAGGTTCTGCACCACCGCGTTCTGGAGCTCGTTCTTGGTCAGGTCCAGTGCGGTCAGGAACTTCCGGCTCATCGTGGGCTCCTAGCTCAGGTACGCGACACCGCTGAACGCGGCAGAGAAGTGAAGGGTCAGCGAGTTGACGTTGGTGTAGGTGATGTCGCCTTCGACACTGGTGCCGGCTGAGTCGACGACGGCGACGTTCGGGTTGAACCCGAGGTTGTGGGCGACGACCCAGTTCGCGGAGACTGCGCCCTGGTTGTGGGTGTAGACGCCGCCGGTGCCGGAGCCCGGTGGTCCTTGTGGTCCGGGCGGGCCGTCGGGTCCGGGTGGTCCCGGCGGGCCGGGGACATCGGACGGCGGACCTGCCGGACCACCGGGTGGCAGCCCGAGCTTGAGGACCTGGTACGGGTAGTCGTTGACGATCTCGGCGTACGGTGCCTCGCCGGGCGCCAGGATGGTGACCGGCGCTGCTTCCAGGACCAGTCCGGCCAGGTGGTTCACCACCACCGAGACTGAGTTGTTGTTCAGGATCTTC